TATTTTTAGTGCTTCCTTGTTCCACCGTTCTAGTAAAATTAAAAGTCTGATTAAAATAGTTGCTGATCTTTGGATTAAACCATTTTTCAACAGGAATAACAAAGCCACTCGCGCCATAGTTTTGCACTCCGTTATCTTCTATGAGGTTTTGTTCGTAGTTCCATCTATAACCCAGGGTACAAAAAAATGTGTTCGTATATCGCGTGGTTTGGCTTGCATCAAAATTAATGTTAATTATTTGCGCCTGCAGAAAAACACCTTGATTTGTAATCGCTGGCGCAGCGGCCCTATTATAAGCAAAGCGCGGTTTGATGAAAGGCCTTACAATATCGGAAATTTCCAGCGATATGTAGTTGTCTGATTTACTTACTTTGTCTTTTTTTAATATTACCGTTGGCTGGTTAATAGTTCTGTCTTGTTCGCCATCCCAAATGTATATATAAACGGTTACAGATTTTGTTTGTTCTGTTGCGTTTTCACGAATAAATAAGGGGCTGTTAATAAGTTTTATTTTGCTTTCGCCGTCAATCGCTGTGCGCGCATCAACTGGTAAGGCAACGGATTCTGGGTTAACATCTGGAACGCTAACGTTAAAAATCGAAAAAGTAAACCCGCTTGTTATTTCTCTTACATAACCAAACACAGGAGCAGTATAACCTTTGTAACCTGTTAGCACAATGTTTGATTCTAAGCTTTGAAAACTAAAAGAAGAACTACCTGTTAGTTGCGCTATAAACAGGCTAGTAGGGTAAAATGCATTTACTATAAAATAGTTAACCCATCCACTAGGTGTGAGCGCACCGCCGCTTTCATTTGTTACGCTTATATTGTTTGTGATGTTAGTGTTTGTGTCTATGTAAGAAATTACATACTTCTGGATATAAAGTATGTTTGCCGTATGGTTGATATTAATTTTACTAACTGTCATAATTTCCTGTTATTTGTTCCATAATTTCACCAACTATTAAGTTAACTGTTCCTTCTAAATTATCATCTATTGCTACTTGCAACTCGTTAGGCTCTTGAAATTTACCGTAATTTACCTGCACTACTAAAAGTACCGTATCCCTTAAAGGCTTGTAGTTCACAGAATCTCTTAAAGTACCTCCCGCTTTTCTTAAAGTTCCCTCCGGCTGTACTCTGTCACTTTTATAATACAAATCTTTTGCAACTCGCGAGCTTTCCCTTGCTTGCTCGTATATTTTTTCGCCTAAATCCATTAACTGTGCCCTAATAATTTTATCAGCGTCTATTTGTTTCCGTGTCCTTCTTCTTGCCAAAACCTTTAATTTTGTTAATTAGTGCGGTTACCGCCGTTGTGCTTTGCCTTCCAATAGTGTCAACTATTTTATTAATCGAGTTTCTACCTGTTTGCACCCTTTCATTTTCAACTACTTTTCCATTAATGTCCGTGTAACGCATTCGCCACTTTACGCCGCTAGGCATTAGCCGTCTTGCATTTTGCTCTAACTTTGAGTTGGTTCCAAATTGACCGTAAAAAACCTCAACAAAAATAAACACATTTTTTTCAACTGTGTAAGATATAGATCTTTTTAAAAATCCTGTATCCCTTTTTGCTGTCGCTTTGGATAAATTAACCACCTTTTCCGCAATTACCCTTGTTTCTTTTGTTATTAGCACCCGCTTCCTAGATTAGACATTGCTAATTCTATTGTAATCTGGTGTCCGTCTAAAGCGTTTTTGTTAAAATTCTCTAACTTACTGGCTTGCGTGTTTGAAAATAATTCTATATTGTTTGCGAAATTATTGCTTCTCATCTGATTTAAAAACCTTGTAATTATTGAAAGCGTTTCCCCTAGGTTATCAATTAAATTTGTATCTAATCTTAACTTGCTGTCTGTCTTTTTAGGGCGTATATCTCGCTGCTGAACTACCGTAATTAAAAAAGTAGCAACTATTGCATCTTCTAGGGTATCGCTGTTTAAATAGTCTATATTAACCAAACAATAGATGTTTTCTTTGTTGTTGTCAATATCCTTTGTTTCTACCAAAGTAACCGTATTAACTAAATCGTTTTCCGAAAATTTGTTGATTAAAAAGTCAGTCAATAAGTATAGTTCGTTCATTTTATTTTAAATTTTCAACGGTTCTTTTTCTTAATAAATATTCACTCCAAAACAGAAAATAATTTGTTTCGTAGTGAAAAATAACTTTCGGACTTACGCCTTCAAAGGTAGAGCAAAGATATACCATTTCTGTGTACCCGCCGTATGTCAAAGAAAAGTTTTGCCTTTCTATACTTCCTTGCGTTGTTTCTCCAGTGTTAGCAAACTGCGGAGGGTTGTATATCCACGGAAAATTGGCTTTTACTTCTTCGGCTTCTTGCAAATATAAAGCGACTGCAAAACGCTTTACAAACTCTGGTATCTTTACAAACCAAAGTCTAGGCTTTACAGTCGCTTTAATAAATGCGGCATCATCTTCATCTTTAATAAACGTTTCTAGGTCTATAAAACGACCCGCATTTTTAAAAGTAACATCAATTTTAAACAAGATTTTGATAATCAAAAATAACTTTAAGCTTTTTAATGTCTGTTTCATCATTGCCGAATAGTTCTTTTAACGTTTCTTTTTTTCTTAACTCTTTTTTTTCTAGCTTCCTATATTCTTTTTTTAAATAAGGGAAGAATCTGCGCAAGTGCGTTCGTGTGGTTTCTTTTTGTGTCATAGTGGCATAGGTGTTTTACGTTGTATATTAATAAAATATCCAGCGGCTTCTGTTATGTGATCAAAGCCTGTGGTTTTGTCGGGTTCTCCATTCTTATATGTTTGTCGCTCTGTGGCTTCTGTGTACACAGGGCAGTTGTTTGTATTGATAAAATATACGCGCTCGCCTTTTGCGTTCTTAAAAGCAGCATTAACGGCGTTTACTCGGTCCTTTACAAATGGGTTCTTGTTTGGTTTTCTTATATTAAACCCTGCATCGCGTAGTACTATTATATCGCTTTTACCGCTTGACTTTCTATTGTCGCCACTAGCATCTGGGTAAATTACTATTGAATGACCTGCGTACTTTGACTGAATCAAAGAAACCATTTCAAAAGTGTCATAAGCATTTACGATTTCAGCAACCGCGGTTTTAATGCTTCCGTCAATTACGTGGACCACTGCATTCATTTTAGTGATGTTAAAGTCCATTCCTATATGCAGCACATCATTTGATTGTATTTCTCTTATTGAGTTGTTTTCTACCCTGTCAAAGTGGTGGTAAACGTTACCGCTTGTTAGGTTGACAAACTCGCCATTAAGATAGGCTTCTAGTTGTTGGGGTGTATAAATGTCTGAAAGCGTTTCAATATATTCTTCTGGAATAAATGGATTATCTAATGTTTTACCCTTTATCATTTTACGGTTTGCCTTTGTTTTGGTTACGAAAAACTCATAGGCCCACTTAAATCCTTCGGGCGTACCTACTACATCCGTTTTGTTTTTATCTCCGTTAGGTAGCTTACAGCGGTTTCTTGCGATAATCTTCACGAATACATCACTCATCGCATCTTTAGAAAGTATATCTGTTTCGTCTATAAGAGAATACCCAACCTCGTAGCCTACAATGCGCTCTGGGTTTGACATAGATCGCAAAATTATCTTTCCGTACTTAGTGTTAAAAAAATGTTTTGATTGGTTTAAAACATACGGTATGTTCATATTCGTCAAAAGTTCGGCAAATTTAGGTATTGCCACATCTTCAATAAGTCCGTACGTTGGTAAATAGTAAGCTACTGGAATCGCTGGGTATTTCAATTTCATTAAAGTAGTTTTCAAAACACCCGCAAAAGATTTGCCTGAACCATAACCCCCAATTAGCCCCGTGTGGGTTGCGTTACTCTCGACAAATGCTAGTTGATGTTTTAAAATATCTACTCCTACTCTCATTTTTTAGAAATTACGTTAAAATCAATTCCTGTTAATGCAACGCCATCAGAAACAATGTCTAATTTTTCGCCAAACATTTTAGGGTAAAACTTAGCCATTTTCCATTTTAAAGTTTGAACTAAAGTATTGTAAGTTGATGCGTCAATTTCTTTTGAAATCAACATATCCCTATAATCGTCCATCTCTTTTTCTAACGCTTCTGCTTTATCTTGTATGGAGTTTACATACAACGTTCTTAATTCTTCGTTATCTCGCTTCCAACGTCTAAACGTTGACCAAGCAGGGAAATTGTTGCTAGATTCTAGAACGTTCATTATATTGCCGCCTAATGCTATTATTTCGCAAATCTCTAAACAAAGTTTATAATTATATTCCGTTAATCTTGCCATAATTCAATCACATTTTACAATCCTCTTAACTCTAAAACCTGTATCTAGGACATCTAACAGAACCTTGCCGTTATCATTACAATCATTACCATAATAGTAAGATTCACCGTTAGGCACGTTGTCAATCGTTACCACGGCGTTACAGTCGCAAATGGTCGGCTTGTTTTCTGGTGTGCAGCTTGCCATTAACAGGGCAAAAATAAATAGTGTTTTTTTCATTGTTTTTATTTTAATTGTTAAACGCAAATATACAAATAAATTTTGGTTGCTATTTGCTATTAGTTTTTTTCGTTTGCGAGGTGCAAAATAGTTTTGTTAATTGCTTGCATTATTGTCTTAGTGGTGTGGTCTACTTTACCCATTACTTCGCGTTCTGGATAAGTTACTAGAAGCCTTATTTTGTAGTCGTGGTTTTTCATTCCTACGTTTATACCTTGCGCGGCTAGTTTCTGTTTTTCTTCTTGTAGTTCCATTTTTATCTTGTATGCTTTTTATTTTTTAAACATACAAATATGTCGTTAAATTGTTGGAGTTTCACATATCCGATGTTAGGCGTAATGATAACCAAACTCAATCATTATCTGCATCATTTTTTTTGCAATCCAAATAGGCTCTTCGTGAAAGATACTATCTACAACACTTTCTGGTTTACCCTCAATTATATGTGCTTCAAGTCTATCTATAATCATATCAGCATACAAACCACTACGCCTAACATTGTATAAAAACAAGGATAATTCTTTCTTTCTTCTATCATCGTTTATTTTAAATTCTATCAGTTCTGTCATTTTATTTATTTTTAGTTAATTATCACTGTTCTTATACTGTACAGTTACTTATGCCGCTTATTAAACAAGTATTCCTGCACATCTTTTGTCGCCTTTCGTTTTGCCTTGTGCAAAGTTATGTAGTTAGAATCGCTTTTGTTATTTTCGTACTCATTCGCTTCCCTTACTTCAACGTAGGTAAATATCTCACGTTGCCCCGGCGTGAGGATGTTAAAATCGTCCTCACGCATTCTTAGGAACATTTCTTTATCGCCTTGCATTACGATAGTTTTAATTTCATAGCATCTTTTGTTGCAGCGGTTGCGGCTTGTTCTGCTGGTGTAAACGCCTTGTAGGTTGTTTGTAGTTCACCCATAGCAAGGCAAGCGTTTAGCCTATTGTTTAAACGTGTTACGTCTAGTTTTGGGGGTAGTGGTTCGCCTGCTGCGTCTGCATCTTTATCGGTCACTAATCCCAACATGCTAGAAAGGCTATAACGTCTTATATAAGTGATTGCGCTGCCCAGTACCTGAAAGTCATTCATACCCTTTAAGGTAACGCCCTGTGGTATGTCTGTTATACTTTCGATTGTTTCCCCACTTTCTACCTGAAACAAAATAGTTTTAACACTTGATCCGTTTACTAGTTGCGTAAAGCCTAGACCGTTTTTAGCCAATAAAGGGTTAATAGTTTCTAGTATTGTACTTAGGTTTGTGTACGTGTAGCCGTAGCCTTTCGTGTCCTGGTGAATTGTTTTTACTTCTTGCTGAAATAAAGCGAGTGATTTATAAATGTTTTTCATTATATTTGCGTTGTTTTGATTGTTATTTAACCGCTGTACTCCTTGTGCAGCGGTTTTTTATTTTAAAGTAATCCTTTGTATTCGTAGCCTTCCGCCTTTGCATCGCTTATAAAGTCTTTTGCAAGGCGTTTAAAGCCCAGTTCTAACGCGGTGGTGATTAGTATAGGGGCTTCTTGATATATATACTCGCTGTGCCAGTCTATTGCATTAAAATCGTTTTGCAATAACTCTTTTAGCTTATCTTTTACTTTTGTTTTCATTGCTTTGTGTTTAGATTGTTAGGTGTAAATATAAACTATTATTTGTAATTATAGCCATTTTGTAAAATATACCAAATTAAAATAAGTGTTTGTTAACGCAGTCATAAAGAAAATCACTATCCTCATTAATTTCGTCCAGTTGTTCGTCAGTCATTGCTACTCCCTCATAATCAGCACTACAAATAAATGCATCGCAAAAATCTGGATAGTCATTTGTATCTATTCCGTCAATATCTATGTTACTTATTTTTGAGTAGTCCATTTGATAAAATCTATGTAGTTAAAATATAAAGTTAGGTCGTAACATTCGCCCCTTTCAAATCGTCTTATTTTTGTAAGATTACAATTTAATTCGATTGCGATGTTTTCTACCGATATATCCGCAGCGATTCTACTTTCGCGTAAGGACTTAACCTGCTCTGTTACTAGTTGTCTAGTTGTTAAGTCCTTTATGTCTTTTAAAGTAGTCATATTACCAAGGTAAATCATCTGCCTGCGCGTCTAGTTCAGACGTTGCTGGCTGAAATGGTGCGGTTGCGTTTAACCCTGCTTTTGCTTTTTCAATTCTCCAGCCTGTAATAGTGTTAAAATATTTGTTATCACCCTTTGGTGATACCCATAAACGACCTCGAATGTTTATACCTACCGTTACCGACTCGCCTACTTTAACAGCGTTTAAAAGGTCTGTTTTGTCTTGGTGAAACTCCACCAAAATATCTTGTGGATATTGTTCTTCGGTTGTGACTACTAACTCACGCTTTTTAAATTTATCGCTTACGGCTTGCGCTGCGTTAATTACTTTTACTGTTCCTGATAATTCCATTTTTGTATTTATTTAGTTGTGAAAAAATTAATTACTTCTTGTAGTTCTTGTAAATTGTTTATGTTCATACGCGCGACTATTTCGCCCTCTGATTTTTTACCTACGCGATACATTTCGCAAAGCTGTGTTTCCTTCGCCCAGTTAATCGCTATGTGTGAGGTTAACTGTTTTTCTATAATTGAATAATCAAAACCGTGCCAGTTAAAATAAACACCGTCTTTTACAATTTTTTCGGTAAAACCTAAATCCATTATTTCCATGTACTTTATTTTTTCTTGTTTCATTGTTATTTATTTAGTTGTTAATTTATCGGTAATTTTAATAACTTCCGTACTGTTGTTCAAAATGTTTAAAATTTAAGCCTTCTTCATAGGCTTGTTTTTCTTTATCCACACAACTACCAAAAACACCAGATAAAATTAATTGCTCGGTTACGTGATTTTCAATTAAGGCATTTGCTTGGTTTAGTTTTTCAAAACCTTCTGCATCGTTTTTATAGCCATCTTTACCCATATTTAGGATTTTTAGTGCTATTTCATTCTGTGTCATATTTATAAATTTAAGTTATTAATTTCCGAAACTACGGCTACACGTGTACGTTAATTTATCGGTAATTTCTTGCAGACAATCTGCTTGTATTTCTGTAGCTGTTACAAGTAACTCGTTTGCTATCTTTAAATCTGCAAGGCTTGTTAGGTCTAACTCGTTAAACTTTTGCGCTATGTAACTATCCGCGCAGTCAAAACCGCATAACTCTAAGTACTCCCAGTCATCGTCTTGAAAATCTTGATGGCAACATAGGCAATTTGCTAGGTCTGGTGTTACGTGGTTGTAATTCCACGGTGCGCGTGGGTCGTGTTCTGCACCTGCTGGTAGATTGCTCATGCCCATTTTAATTTAATTTTTTGTTTGCCCATTTTTTAGCCATGGTATACGAGTTGTAAGATTTACTTTCTAAAACTTGTTCGCTTCCGTTGTAAACTTGAACGTAAAAAACTCTAAAAACTTTTGTTCCGTCTAATAAAATGTTTACCTTTTTGCTTCCTGTAATGTTTGTAAAAGTTGTCATTGTGTTTTGTTTTGTTTGTTATTGTATGGTGCAAATATACACTATTGTTTTACTTGTGCAACTATTAAAGCGTTTTTATTTTGTCGCGGTAGTAAATATAAAGTGCTTTTAGTTCTTGCCTACCCCATTTGAACGCGCTTTGTTTGCTTTCGGCTGCCATTCTTTGCACGGTTTCAAAATTCTCTTGACCTATTCTAGCAGGTAATCGCAGAGCGTACTCGTTCTCGTTGCCTTGCCTGTGTAGATTGCATACTCTGCACTGTCCCAAAACGTTTAACTCGTGGTATTTAAGGCTACTATAAAGCTCTGCTTTAAAAAAATGCCCTGCTTGAAATTGATCATTCCATTTAGCACCGCAGGAAATGCACGGCAAACCTTTATCGCGCAGCCTTATGTACTTGTGGCAAATATTCATTACCTGCTTTTTAAGCGTTTCTAAGTCCTTTGTTTCTTTCTCGCTTGCTATTTGTTTATCCATATCTAAACGTGGCGCAGCGGCTTTAAAAATAGCCTTATGCATCTTTATGCGACCCGCTTCGCTTGTTAGTAGCCAGTTAGAATAGCAACACATCTTTCCTAAGCCATAGACGCGATGATACGTAAGTTTCCCGCAGCCGTAACCTTTTGCCTGTCCTGTTCCCTTACACGCTTTTTCTTTTGGCTTAATCATTTTTATAGTTTAAAAAGGAATCTCATCATTATCAAATGCTTCTTGCGGTGTCTTAAAACTAAATACTTCTTTTACTTCCTGCGTAGTATCTAATGTCGGCAAACCGTCAGCAAGCGCAAAAGGCGGGTAACTTTTACCTAGTGGAAAATAGCGGCTGCTCGGCATATCATAAGTAAATCTTGCGCTTTGTCCGATTGTACCTTGAAAGCTGTATTTTGTTTTTAGGTTTACAAATTCTGTCTGGTCATTCTCTGGGTTTTCTGCATCAAAATGTCTGTAAATACAAAACCCGTCATGCGTTTGGTTTCTAAAGTCTGCGCTTCCTGCTACATCGTAAAGCGTTGGCGCAGGATATATGCCGTTATCTTGCTTTTTTCCCTTAGTTGGGTGCGCTACTAAGAATATTATCACGTTGTGCATCTGTGCAAATGTAGTTAATTCTGTTAATACCGTGTTTATTTGCTCGTAGCGGTTGCCGTTTTCTTTAAAAAGTACTTTGTTAAACGCGTCAATTACAAAAATATCTATGCCATAATTAAACATTTGTTCTTTAAACTTCTCTAGTAGCCATGACCATGTAGGTTTTTCGTTTTGGTCTGGTGCAGTTAAGTATATTTTCTCGTTTGCCCATTGCTCATAAACGTCTATTTGGTCCCGTGTAATCCTAGGAACGCCATTTGAACTACTAAAAAACGGCTGACCGAAATACTTTTGTATGAAATTACTGTGGTGCAATCTCATTGGGTTATGCTCTGGACTAAACCAACTCGCTTTCATGTCGTGGTCGTTACATAAATTCATAGCGTACCAATCGGTAAAATTTGATTTACCATGACTAGGAATACCTGTTCCAGTAACCAAATGACCACGCATTACGCTAAAAATACTGTTTAATTCGCTGAACCATTCGCCTTTTGGTTTAATAGTTTCGGGCAAACCTTGATCGTATAAGTCATAAATCCCCTGCTTTAAATCATTTACAGTAAAAGTTCCTGTTACTGGGTACTTTGTAAAGTTGTTTAAAGACG